AAGAACTCGGAAGAGGACATCGACCTGTTCCTCTCCCTGGTCAGCGCGTCCGCCGCGCAGAAGGAGTTTTTCAACAACCCTGTGGCCGACGGGGAGGTATTTCAGGAGATCGCATACGGGAAAGTACCCGCCCTCTCCAAATTCAAGTTCCTCGTCATCTACGGTGACCCCGCACCAGGCGAGAATAAAAGCAAAAAGAGCTCCACAAAGGCGATCTGCCTTTTGGGGAAGATAAGCGGGCGGTTATACGTCATCAAGACATTTCTTGACCGGGGATTGAATGCGGAGTTCATCCAGTGGTACGTGCAGCTGCTGAACTTTGTTGGTGGACGATGCCCCGTATACTGCTACATGGAGAACAATAAGCTGCAAGACCCTTTCTTTCAGCAGGTGTTCCAACCACTGGTCAGGAAAGCGCGACGCGAGCAGGGCGTGGAACTCTACATCAAAGGCGACGAGGACAAGAAAACGGACAAGGCCACCCGTATCGAAGCCAACCTCGAACCGCTCAGCCGGGAAGGGAACCTCATATTTAACGAGGCGGAACGGGACAACCCGCACATGAAGCGGCTAACGGACCAGTTCCGCCTCTTCAACCTATCCCTGACCTATCCCGCCGACGGCCCCGACTGCGTGGAGGGTGGGAACCGTATCATAGACCGTAAACAGCGCGACATGGAACCGGCAAAAAAGATCGCCCGCAGCGTGTTGCGCAAAAACAATAAGTACAGACAATGAGCCAATTTATCGAACTGACAGATTATGATGCCAGCATCCATCGCGAGATACTGGACGCGCTGACACGCGAGGACGAGTCCATCGTGGAGATATGCGAGAACCGTACGCTGGCCGAAATGAGGGGATACCTTTCACGGCGGTATGACTGCGACCGCCTGTTCGCTGCGACCGGCCGGGAGCGCAACCAGCTGGTGCTGATGATGGCCGTAGACATCACGGTATATCATATCTTCTGCATACACAATCCGCGCAACATGTCTTCTGTCCGAAAAGACCGCTACGACCGGGCAAAAGAATGGCTGGAGGCGGTGGCGGACGGGAATATCAGCATCGACGGCGCACCGCTACTGCCACAAGAAGAACGCCGGACACGCTCCGGCTTCATCATAAAAAGCAATCGTAAACGTTCAAACCATTTTTAAGCTATGGGAAGAAGAAAGAAAAATACAGGGCGCATCACCGTAGGCGGGAACTTGCGCCGTCCGGGCATCACAGGCACACAGACCATTGTACTCACACAGCCCAGGCGTTTCGGCATCGACATCGCCGACATGACGGCGGCCATCCACGCTTTCGAGAATGTGGACTACTCCAGAAGGTACAAACTTTATGACCTATATAGCGACATACTGATGGACACGCACCTGTCCAGTGTCATCGATAAAAGAGTCGAAGCCGTGCTGGCGCTTGACATAGAGTTCCAACGCGACGGCAAACCGGACGAGAGTATAAATGAGCAGTTGCAGTCGCCGTGGTTCCGACGCTGCATCGAGGACATCCTTGCCGCCAGGTGGTGGGGTTTCTCGCTCATGCAGTTCTTCCGCGAGGGGCCGTGGATCAACTACGATCTCATCCCCCGCAAGCACGCCGACCCCGTCCGTCGCCTCATACTCCGCCACCAGACGGACATTACGGGAACCCCGTGGGATGAATACCCCGACCTGCTGTTTGTCGGGAACAAGGACGACATGGGGCTGCTGGCAAAGGCTGCGCCGTGGGTCATCTACAAGCGTAACGATATGGCGGACTGGGCACAGTTCGCCGAGGTGTTCGGGATGCCCATACAGGAGTACACCTACGAGACGGACGATGACGAGGCACGCCAGCGTGCCATTGAGGACGCGACAGGCATCGGATCACTGGGCGTGTTCATTCATGGCAAAGACACGGAACTGAATCTCAGGGAAGCGGGTAACAAGAGCGGATCGGCGGACCTATACGACAAACTCTGCGAGCGTTGCAACAGCGAGATATCGAAACTGGTACTGGGCAACACGTTGACCACGGAAGCCTCCAAGACCGGGACACAGGCACTCGGAACGGTACACAAGAAGGTAGAGGACAAAAAGCTGAAGTCGGATTGCCGTTTCCTGCTGAACGTGCTTAACTACGACATGACCGACATCTTCCAGGCAATGGGCATCGATACGGCAGGCGGAAAGTTCTGTTTCCCCGAACAGAAGGAGACGGACACAAAAACCGAAATGACTGTCCTGTCCGCCCTGAAAAGGGACTTCAACCTGCCCATCGATGACGATTTCCTCTACGAGAAGTTCGGCATAGAGAAACCGAAGAACTACAAGTGGCTGAAAGCGGAAGCCGTTAAAAATGCACAAACACCGGCCTCACCCGTTCCGCCGGAAGGCAAAAAAGAAAAGCCCGAAGAAAAGCCGGACAAAGAGGATGAAGCTCCCACAGCAAGGCAGAAAAGAAACTTCATGGCGTGGCTGAAGAGTTTTTTCGCCCACGCCCCGCACAAAGACGGGGCGGCCTTAAACTGGTAGTCGACACCCTTTACCGGGATGCCACAGGCGAGGTATCCGCCGGCTTCACCTTTGACCGGAACGTGCTGGAGGCGTTCGTACGCCGCATCTATGAAAAGGACTTCCACCACATGACGGACATCGAGCTTCAGATGTTCCGTGCCGTATGGGATACGCTCGACATCGCCACCGCCAAAGGATTCGGCGACCGGGAAGCCGACGACCCGGACCATGACTTCTACGAGGAACTGAAACGGAACAACGCCGTGTTCGCCGCCTTCAAGGTGCATCGGATGCAGAACGACATGGCCGCATTGCTGCTCGATTCGAACGGCGTTTTAAAGCCGTTTGAACGTTGGGTGAAAGAAGCCATGCCCATCGCGGACCATCAGGTCTACCAGTGGCTGGAGACCGAATACGATACGGCGATAATCCGGGCGCACCAAGCCGCCGACTGGCGGCAATTCGAGCGCGAGAAGGACGTGCTGCCCAACCTGAAATGGATGCCGTCCACTTCCCTACATCCGGGAGCCGACCACCGCCGGTTCTGGGGAACGATACGGCCCGTCGACGATCCGTTCTGGAATATCCACCGACCGGGCGACCGCTGGAACTGCAAGTGTTCCCTCTCATCCACTGATGAGAAGCCTACTCCCCTACCCGACTCCGATCCCGCCGACAAACCGCAGGACGGACTGGAGAACAATCCGGGAAAGGACGCCAAACTGTTTTCAGACAAGCATCCGTATATGTCCGAGGCCTATCCTGGAGCACGGGAAGCGGTGGACAGGCTTATGAAACAAGTAGACTGGGAAACCATAAAAGTCCGCAGGAAGGAAATACAGCGTGAAGCAGCCTTTTTGAAGGAGGAAACGTTCAGGAACAGCCACTTAAACTATGAGATACACATTACAGGACGTGGCATTAAGGAATGGCTCAACCAGCCGCATGAGTTTTATGCCGCCAAGAATGAAATGCTGCTTTCTATAAAAGATGTGTTAAAGAATGCCCGTTATCTGGGATATGGGACAGACAAGCACGATGCCACCATCAAGGCTCATTTGTTTGAAACTCAGATAAACAGGAAGAAGTCATGGATTGTCGTGCGCGAATTTTCTCCTGATAGAGTGGAAGTACACAGCATCTCGGACAGCGAAACCATCAAGGATATTATCTCAGAAAAGCCGGACAATCAGAGCAAGTATTCGTAGAACTGCAATCCACGACCTTACCGAAAGCCCGGCTTTCATGGAGACAAATATAGAGATTATATACCAACAAACAAAGCAAATATATTTTTATCATGGATATAAAAGATTTTTCGACCTTGCTCAAGGCTAAGCAGAAGGAGCTGGACACGCTCATGCGCCGCAAGCTGCCTGTCAAGGTGGGGAGAATGGCCAAAGATCATTATCAGGAGAACTTCCGAAAAGGCGGTTTCGTGAACGGGGGACTAAAACGATGGCCGCAGACTAAACGCCAGCAATCCGGCGGAAAGTCGGCGGCGGCAGGTTACGGCCCGCTGCTCTCCCGGCGCAACCATCTGTTCTCATCCGTCAAATATACGCCGGGAGACTACCGTGTCAGGGTGGCTAACGACGTGGAATACGCCCCGCTGCATAACTGGGGAGGCGAGACACATCCGACCGTGACACCCCGGATGCGGAAGTTTGCATGGGCGATGTATTATAAAGCGGTAGGCAAACAGAAAAAGGGTAAAACAAGGCAAGGGGAACTGCCGCCGGAGGCCGGTATGTGGAAAGGGCTCGCCCTTACCCGGAAGAAAAAGCTGAAGGTAAAAATCCCCCAACGCCAGTTTATCGGAGAAAGCGCGGAATTGAACGAACAAATCAGACAAACCATCGATACGGAAATAATAAACATTTTTAAATAAACAATATGGAGGAACTGTACATCGCAATCCTGGAAAGGATACAAAATGAAATGCCGGAAATAGCCTACATCGACGAGGATTACGGCCAACTGGAAGGAATGGATTCGGAAAACGAGGATTTTTATCCGGTGACGTTTCCATGCGTACTGGTGGGAAACACCGAAGCGGACTGGAAAGACATCGGAATGGGAACGCAGGCGGGAGAAATAACATTGACCGTCCGGCTGGGCATCGACTGCTACCACGATACCCACATCGGAAGTGGAACGACCGGGCGTATCAAGGAGCGTATGGAAATGGCCGGGAAACTATACCGGACACTGCAAAATTTCCAGTTCTGCCGGAACATGGACGAACTGGTCAGAATCAAAAGCCGGGACTATACCCTGTCCGGAAACATCAAGGTGTATGAATTCGTGTTTGCGTTTAGCTATCGCGATGAATCCGCGCTATTGGATAGCCGGCGTCATCCGTGAACAGGGAAAGCTGCTTGTAAGTCAGGCGGGGCGCACGGACTTTTGGGACGGGCCGGATATCCGGATCGACCTTGCTGCGTTCGCGGATAATGGCCATGATGCGCTCCTCCGACAAAAAAAACTCCTCAGAAAGGATCTTCAGGGCACGGTCGAAGCGGACGCTCTGCGCCTCCGTCCAATAGTAATAACGGCGGCATAGGGCTTCATCTCGTTTTTTAATCAACTGTTTGTCTCGTCCTTTGGCCATAGAATCAACGTATTTAATACAAAAGTACAGTTTTATACTGTATTTCAAGACGGCATCGGCCTTTAAGTTTGTTTGGTACGGACAGTTTTTAAGTTTGTTTAAACCAATCATCCCCAAAAAACAAGCGGCGGGACAGCTTTTTGTACTTCCCGCCGCTTGATAATTATTATCCGATTATTTCGTCGATTCCAACTGTTGCAATCGTTTCAGGTGGTAAACCACCGCCTCGAAAAATTCAAGGCTTCTCTCACTTTGCCGCTTTTTGGCTCTGCTTCTCAATCGTGGGATTTGTTCCTTGATAATTTCCGCCGTTCCTTCAGCATCTTTGACACATTGTGCCACACTGGGAACCAATCCTAAGTCTTTCATGTTCATAATTCAATCCTCTATTATATCGTTACTTTCCAATAAACGTTTCATGCTCCTGTCCCTTTCCGCTTTGCTGGGGTAATAATCGCCGCATCTCTTCCAGCTATGCGGATTGGCTTTACTTTTGATTTTTATGTGTGGAGAAGGATAATCCATCCGGCGAAGTATGATATAACCTGCCTTGCATAATTTGGCTTGGTCTGTCGCATTCATATTCAACATATATTAAAACCTTCCGACTGTTCACAGAAATCTGCCAGCATTTCTATCTTATGTAAGAACTCATCAGCCGGTGGTTCCGCTTTTTCCCCTAACATGGATTTAATCTTGATTTGTTCCTGTTTCGACAGCTGGTCCCATTCTTCCTTCAACTTTCTTTTTACAGAGACATACCCCCTAAAGAGCCTCGCCATGATACAGGCTTCTTCTTTTGTGACTTCAAATCCGTCATTGCTTACCGGACTGCCATCTTTCCGGGAACCGTCATAAATATATTTTCCCGGAGAAAATGTGTGATCCCCATAGCCGAATAGGTAGCAAGCACCGGTTTCGTTCAGTATGACGGGCCATGTAAATATCATTCCTCTTTTACAATCGACCCCTTTTTTCTTTGGTATTAAATCATAACCCATAATTATTTTGTTTCCTCCTGTTTTTGTAATGTTAAACCTAAAGCAGCCATCGCCATTCCCAATTCCATTTCCTTTTTTTGTTCTTCCATAAGTTCCGTGGGGAAAAGAATCGGTTCTGCAACCATTTTCTGCCAGACTTCATCCGACAGGTCTATATTAACCAAATAAGCTGCCGCCTGAACTGTTTTTTTATCCAGTTCCATCAAAATCTTTACTTTTTCCTCCATAACCGATTATTTTTGATTGTTTTCCGGCACGTAAGCCGAAATATAGGTTGTTACTTCACATGATACGATAACACGGCCGGAGCCCTTGCACTGGGGACAAACAGCGTCGTCTTTTACTCCCTTACCCTCACAAACCTTGCAGGCTACGATATGAGGTGGGATCGTCTTTTCACGTTTAGGTGCAGGTGATTCCATTCCGGCCGGTTGCTGCGATTTCGGCTGTCTTTTAACCTGTTTTCTTCTGAATCTTTCTAAAATACTGTTCATTTCGATTATTATTGATTGTTACTACTATCGTCTGCCGTCCAGTTGACCGTTACGACCGCCTTCAGACGTTTATTCCCTTTACACACGGGGCAATCCTGTTTGATACGCTCCCCGTAATCATCCACTCCCCAAAACCAGCCGTTGCCGTGGCAATAACTACAGGGGAAGCCGCCGAACTCGACCCGTTCGACAGGACACTCTTTCGGGAAGAGCGGCGGCTGGATCAATAGCGCGTGTTGTTGCTTGCTCATGCCTCTGTCATTCCTAATGGTATCGCTATCCATGCCCCGTTATCGTTCTTGACCTCGGCCCGGATGAACTGTTTGCTAATTGCCGGCTGGTAGGCCTCCTCGATGATCTGTACGCCTTCCATGAAACGCTCGTTTCTCGATTCCTCGGCTATCTTACGAAGCTGGACGATACGGCTTGCCTTCAGCGTTCCTTGGGCATTACGAGCCAACAGACGAAGCACCATCTTAACGAGTGCCTTCGTTTCCTCGTTGTTGGCAAGCCCCTCGATATACTCTTTTACGATGGCGATACCGTCCTCCACCGTGTCGCGGTAGCCGTCGGTTTCATAATACCCTACAATAATACGCTTGTTACCCGCAGAGTTGGTAAAGGTGTCTGTACGTTGGCCGTCCTTTTTCAGTTTCAAGACTTCCGACTTCATGTCGATCACGCGGCGGAAGTCGTTCAATACATTTTGCTTATCTGTCTTGATATGATGGCTGACAGCTTGCAGCCTTATGATCGCTTCCTCGATCGTTTCGTCCACCAGCTCCTTGTAGGCTTCGCGATCTCGCTTGGCCTGTTCCTTGGCTTGCTTGGCGGCCTGTTCTGCCTTGAATACCTCGAATTGTTTCAGTTCTTCGTCCGTCATTTCAACGGCTTTTCTTTCTTCTGTCATAGCTTTAATTAATTTAGTTGTGAATAATCCGTGTTCTTTTCCCTGTCTTTCCTTTGGATGATCCGGAGTTTGATGGCCACCGTATCCAGTTCCCCGGTCGTCAGCCGGGCAAACTTCTTGCCTGCGATCCGGGGATTCTGGCAGTAGGCATCCACCCGGCCCCAGTCGGTCGTGTCAATACCCTGCTTTTGCATCAACTTCAGCACTGTAGAGCGTTTCTGCCGTAGCTGCTCACGGTAGATTTCCCGCGCCTTGTAATTCTCATCCATACGCTGCATGTCCTCACACATGGCATCGTACTCACTAACGGTCATTTCCCGGAGCGATTCCGTGCGACCACCGGTGTACTGGCTGACCAGCGAGGCTTTCAACTCGTCTTTATCCTCTGTGGGCAAACGATCCAAGAGGACATAAAAACGTGCGTAATTCCTGCTCATTCGAAATCCTCCTCTTTAAGTCCGTACTCGGCCATCAGCGCATCGTGAGAAAGCCCGGTAAGCCGTTCCGACAGTTCGGTAAATATGAAAGACTGCTCGCTGAATGAAAAGCCTTCCGACTTTTTGATGGCGTAGTTTACGATTGCTTCTATCACTTCATCCATGATCCAGTTATTTAGGTTGTTCGACTTCTTTTATCGCCACCTTACAGCGGGTGACGTTCACGATTTTATTAGCCAGTTCCAGCTCCTCGACCTCGACAACTATCAGACCGGCGGTCTTGGCACGCCGTACCCGTATGTCACCGGGATATTCGCCCTCGTTCCAAAGCAGGAGCACATGGGAGGCATATTGCGGCTCCATGCCTAACTGGTAAATCCTTTTCTTATTCATAGCTCACCACTTTTATTCCATTGTCACTCCAATACTCCTCGGCCAGCTTCGGGTAGGCGACATATTCGCCGGTCTCACCGATAAACCGTCCCTTACTGAAAGCCTTTCCGCCCTCGACCCATATTTTCAGCGTGGCATCATACATCACACTTTCGGCCGCATCGCCTTTCGGGTTCTTGCCTTTGGCATGGCTGATGAAGATGAACAGCTTGCCGGGGAAGGCTTCTTTCAGCGCGATGTAGTCACGGTAACTCATGCGGGTGTACTGGAAGCTGTCAACCACCACGATGTTGTAACTCTTGTGGCGACGTAAGCGGGCTTTTAACGCTTCCATGTCCTCCTGTATGAATGCCAGCCGACGGCTTACTTCCGACATGCCGTGCATCTTCAGGTTGTTCTGTACCGTCAGGCACGCGCCCTCTTCCAGACTGTTGTAAACTACCCGGTCATACTTGCAAAGCTCCTTGCAAAGTTGCATGACGAACGACGTCTTACCGTTACCGCTGTTTCCCCAGATAAACCACACGCCGACACGCTCCGGTGTTCCGAACGCCTCCTTCCATTTTCCCTCGAAGGGGAAAGTATTATATTTTTTGTCCAGTATATCCCGGACGCTCAATGCTCGTTTCATATCTTTTGAACGGTGTTTGAATGTTATTAAAACGCTGTTTTACTCACCCATCCGTTTGGCCCGATGGATTGCTTTCTTCACGCGGCGAAGGTCGAAATCGCACGGCTCGGCATCCCGGATCACCTCCTCGATCTTCTTCTTATCCTGTACTCCGTTGGCCACGCAGATGGAGTAAACATCGCTGGCAGTCGTTTCCTCCAGTTCGAAGTATTTACGCCCCATACGGCTGAAAAACTCCTTATATCCGGGTTTCTGGTGACGCAAACCGAGGTTGATGCGCTTTTTGATGTAGTCGGTGGAAAGAAAAACGATTCCACTTTTGTCCTCCAGCTTGTTGTACATGCTAATGAAGTAATGGAACACCGGCTCGGTCAGCTTGTCCGCCTCGTCGAAGATCAAAAGCGGCGCATCCATCTGTATCACGTCGTCCAGGATCAGGCCCCAGATTTCACGGATATTGTGCCCGTCCGTCTTGATCCCGACCTTTTGGGCGATCTCACGCACGAAGTCGCCCTTCTTCATGTCCTCGGAGCAAAGGATATAGAAAACCTCCTTGTGCTCTTCCGTATAAAGGCGTGCCGTCGTCGTCTTTCCGCATCCGGCCTCGCCGACCACCCACGTCACGTTACGCCAACGCTGGGCGTCATCCAGCGCATAACGGATTTCCTGATAGGCGGACGTTTCCACGATCTGCCAGCCGGTATCTTTCGACCGACAGCCTACCTGTGAGGCGATATTACGAAACATCTCGTCCGAGATATTTTCATACTTGCCGTTCATGATACTGCTGATCGTGCCGACACTGGTGTTCTTCAAGCTGCCCGCTGCCTTGTTCTGGCTCGGATATTTGGCGACGTATGTCCGGAGTGCCTCACGGATCACGTCCTTTTCTTTGGTACTTAGTTCGTTCATATCGTTTATATTTTATAGATTATAATTTCTTGCTTTACAGTTTGCCTGCCACCTTGCGCATGTCAACAACCTTATTCTCCTTCAGTTGATCCCAGGTAAGGAGGCTGGCTTTCTTAGTCGCACGACCGATACGATATTCTTCCGGATTCCGGCTATACTTCCCCGTACGGCGGTCGATTTCACGTTGCACCTCGGCGGTTACACCTTTCAGTTTCGGTGTACTCAGACCGTGCTGTTCCGGAGCTACATTGTAGGCATATTCTATTTCTTTGGCAATCACCTGACGGTCGATACGATCCTGAATGTTCGCTTCCTGTTCCCGACGTATAAAGGCGGCCTCACCCTCCGTCTGGTCCTGCAAGGCACGATGGATGACCATATAAGGCTCGGCCACCCGTTCGAACCGCCGGCCACCGGCATTGTCCTCCCAATACAGGCGAATACCGCGAAGGTCGTTCGGATCATACTTGACATAGAACCGGCGATAGGTATTTTTCATGCGCCATTTATGATCGGGCACGCCGGGACGCTCGTACACCTCGTAAGGCAGTTTCTTGTCACCGATGGTGATCTCTATGCCCGAATCAGTGAAGGTGGCAGGCTTTTTCGTCCATATCCAAAAGATATCCACCATGTCATAGACCGTCACCACGTCCGTCTCCTCGTTTACACTTTTTTCGTACATCTCAATGCGGGGAATCCCAGTCGCCGGATGTTTGGCCTCGTTCCAGGCCTTGCGTGCTTCAGCGTAGTGGGCTTTCAGTTCCTCCAAAGTGAAAAGTTTGTCCTTGTTCGCCTCGACAAACTCCAAATTCGGACGGCTACTCTCCTTTTTGGCGGTAATGTTCATACCGGTAAACCGCCAGTCCTTATTCAATTCCTGTTGTTGGAAACGGTTAAAGATGCTCTCTATCGTCTTACTTTGCCCGCTATAGGGGGCTGTCGGGCGGTGCACATGGCAGATCAGATCAAAGAAACCCGGCTCTTTCTTTCCCTTTTCCTTCTCCAGCCGCTTATGTCCGCCCTGGTTGTCGTGCACGATCTCGTAAGGCTTGTGCCCACTAACCTGCACGGCCATGCGGTAGGCGTTATATTGCGCCTCGAAGTTCTCGTGATCACTGATGTAATAACCCAGTAGAACCTCGCTGTAGGCATCCACCACCTCGTACACCATCGTGGTGCGCATATCCCCGTTCTCGTCCTGATAATACAAGTTCAGTTTCGTACCGTCGCCATACCAAAGCGTGTCGCGGCGTGAGGGCAGTTCCGTACGGTGCTTGCGGCCGAAACGCTGGTGCGCCGACATCTCGCCATGTACGGCATCCCACCAAAGCGGCTGTATCTCCGGGCGGTTAAACCACATCGTCAGGCTGCGTTTGCTCTTCAGTTCTTTCCAGCCCTTTTCCGGTGCCACCCGGTTGTATTCCTCGAATATCCGTGAGTCGGTATAAACCGGAACCCGGCTGCGTTTCAAAGCGATCAGGAAACGACCTGCCTCCTCGGTTATTTTCAACGTACTGGCGTTGCCTACCTTGCCGGAGATAAGGGAAGGGTATCCCTGTAATTTGTAACATCGGATTTTCCCCCTCAGTCGCGCAAGGTTTTCCGGCAGGGTATGCCCATAGATTTCGCGCAAGTTCTCGCTGGTGGCGGCGACACATTCCCACAAAGTATTGAGGCTGTTGCCTAACATCTTCCGGTTGGTTGTCTTATCTTCCAAGTCACACACCAAGGTATTCAACACCGAAGCATTCAAAGTATATTCTGCTATCAGCTTTTTGCTAAGCCCTGTTTGAACACCGTTCATGTCGTATTTGAACGCCTCGTAAAACTCTCTTGCCTTTTCGTCTATTTTCACCCTGTTTCTCATACGTTGTAATTTTAATGCTTCTACCGGATCACCATATTTCGCCACATAACGGGCCTTGTATTTTTCAGGGAGCGAGGAATAGATAATCAATGCGCAGGAACCTTCGCCACCGCCACGTTTGGCGGTTCGGATTCTTTTTCTGGTGATGTTGCTGTTTAAAGTACTATACTTTATAACAGGATCATCGCCAGAGGTAAGCTCCTCATAGGTTACACATAGTTCGTTTTCGAAATATTCCATCACT